TAGGAAAAGATGATGAAACTAAAATTACTAAAAAGCGGATATCCAAGAAACAAAAATCTTGATTCGGCAACATGATTACACATCCTTTGTTTCCGACTCTTGTCGCAGAATTTCACTATAACAAAAAAGAAGATTTCAAGAATCGCTTCTTCAATCGCGTTCTCCATCATATGGATGATCATGGCTACTCGATGGAAACAACGGGTAACGTCAACATACATCTAGACGATGAGCTAAGTGATCTATTCGATTTTGCAGCTTCAAATGCATTTCAGTACTTGAAGACAATGGAAGTAAACGATGAGTTTGATTTGAATCTTGTGAAGACTTGGTTAAACATCATAACAGAGTTTCATACTCCATATCACAATCATCAGGATTCTCATCTATCTTTCGTATATTATGTTCAGATTCCAGAAGGAATGGATAAGCCAGTAAACTTTGCTATTCATGAAAAGCCAAATGAATTATTTCATGGCATGACGAATGCAAACATTGTAAAATGGAACATGTGGAATAGTCCTACATGGTTCTTCAATCCCGTTGAAGGACAAATGTTCATGTTTCCAGGTAAGCTATATCACTACACATCGGGTTCTGGTTCTGGGTCTCCCGATATGCCAGTCAAAACGCTGGATGATCTAAAACCTAGACGTATATCAATAGCAGGAGACTTTGTCCTAACTTACAAGAAAAGAATAGGTAGAGCATATGGTATCATGCCTGTTTCAAATTGGAAAGTTTATAGACAATAAGGAGAATATGATGAATAAAGTTGAATTTACGCAACGCAAGTATGATGGTAAGTGGGTCATGTGGTCATATGAAGTGGATCCGACCATTGACTTTGAAGACTTTCGTGGTCGTGAAATGCTGATCCCATATCGCTGGGTTCCGCGTGGTGTTTATGATTATATTGTGGAGTTCGAATAATGGCCAATATCAAAATCATCAAGCTTCTAACTGGAGAAGAACTTATCGGAGACATTGAAGATAAGGGCCTCTCTTATTCCGTAAAGAACGCTGTATTGATTGCACTTGTTCCAAGTCGCACCAATCCACAGCAACCATCGATTGGTTTGGCGCCATGGATGCCATATGCAGAAAATGAGCCGATCATGATCTCAAAGCAGAGCATCGTATATGAGGCAAAGCCGATCAAGGAGATGATCAACAACTATAATTCAATTTTTGGTGGAATCATTACTCCACCTAAGACTCTTCTTGTTTGATCCATCATTTTGTGATATCATTCAATAATGATGAATGATTTTTACACAAACGTTTCCGTTCTCGGAAACAATATTCTCTATCGTGGTGTAAGAGATGGTAAACGTGTTCGAGGTAAAATCGAATACAGACCAACTCTATATGTGCCATCGAAGAAACCAACAGAATACATAACTCTGCATGGCGACTATGTGGATACTGTTCGTCCTGGTGGTTTGAGAGACTGTCGTGAATTCGTTGACAAGTACAAGGATGTCAGCGGATTCACGATATATGGCAATACCAACTATCAATATGCGTTCATATCGGATGCTCATCCAAATGATATTGATTGGGATATTGAAAAGATCAATATTGCTTTTCTTGATATTGAGGTTGCTTCCGAGAACGGTTTCCCAGATCCAAGCGTTGCAAGCGAAGAAGTCACTGCCATCACGATCAAGATTAATGGAACCTACGTTACTCTAGGTTGCAATGATTTTGATTGCCCAGATGGCGTCGAATATCTTCAATGCAAAAATGAGATTGAACTTCTCAAGAGATTCCTTGAACTCTGGACTTTGAGTTATCCTGACATTGTTACTGGATGGAGTGTCAAGTTCTTTGATATTCCGTATCTTGTCAATCGCATTAGCAGATTGCTTGGCGAAAAGGCGATGGCTACGCTATCTCCTTGGGGTCGCGTAAGCCAGAGAACAAATACAGTCATGGGTCGCGAGAAGGGATTCTATGATATTCTTGGAATATCTACTCTAGACTATATCGAACTCTATCGCAAGTTTGCTCCCGGTGGCGCTTCTCAGGAATCATACAAGCTAAATCACATTGCCAACATTGAAGTTGGTGAGAAGAAGATCTCGTATGAAGAGTATGATAATCTTCATCATCTATATCGCGAGAACTATCAGAAGTTCATAGAGTATAACATTCATGACGTTAAACTTGTGGAAAAGATTGACGACAAGTTAAAGCTAATTGAACTGGCACTTACTCTCGCATATGATTCCAAGACCAATTATGACGATGTGTTCTCACAGGTTCGCATGTGGGATGCACTAATCTATAATCATCTTCGCACAAAGAACATCGTCATTCCTCCAAAGAACGATAATGTAAAGAATGCAGCTTATGAGGGCGCATTTGTAAAGGATCCAATTATCGGTATGCATAATTGGATGGCAAGTTTTGACTTGAATAGTCTGTATCCGCATCTAATCATGCAATACAATCTTTCACCAGAGACTCTTGTCGAACCACAGACTTACACACACAAGATGATTTCCATTCTATCGCAAAAGATAACAGTGGATCAATTGCTTAATCAAATGGTGAACACATCTGATCTCAAGGAAGAGAAAGTTACTCTAACGCCGAATAAGCAACTATTTCGCGTGGACAAATATGGCTTTCTTCCAGAGATGATGCAGAAGATGTATGATGATCGTTCTGTGTACAAGAAGAAGGCAATCGAAGCCAAGAAAGAACTTGAAACCTGCAAGAATGAGAATGAAAGATATGAGATTGAAAAGCGAATTGCCAGATATAACAATCTACAGTTGGCTAAGAAAGTCTCGCTAAACTCGGCTTATGGTGCGATGGGCAATCAGTATTTCCGATTCTTTGATATTCGTATTGCCGAAGCAATCACGCTTGCTGGACAGTTATCTATTCGTTGGATTGAATTGCGTATCAATGAATATATGAATAAATTGTTGAAGACGGAGAATGTCGATTATGTCGTTGCATCGGATACAGACAGTATTTACCTTACGCTTGACGAAATTGTACGTCGGGCTTTTGAGGACAGTTTTGAAGCAGCAGCAGCTTCACGAATCATCGCCTTCATGGATAAGATCTGTGAAAATAAGATTCAACCTTTTATTGATCAAAGCTATAACAATCTTGCTGACTATGTAAACGCATATGCTCAAAAGATGCAGATGAAGCGAGAAGCATTGGCTGATCGTGGAATTTGGACTGCGAAAAAACGCTACATCATGAACGTCTATAACAATGAAGGCGTTCAATATGCAAAGCCAAAGTTGAAGGTGATGGGTCTGGAAATGATCAAGTCATCGACTCCTTCTGCTATTCGCGAGAAAATGAAGGATGTGATTGAACTTATTCTTCAAGGCACGGAAAGCGATGTCCAGAACTTCATTGAGAATTTCCGCAAGGAGTTTTCAAAGTTGCCGCCAGAAGAAATCTCTTTTCCTCGTGGCGTCAATGGACTAAAAGAATATTCTGATCCCGCATCCATCTATAAAAAGGGTACGCCAATTCATGTCAAGGGTGCGTTGATCTATAACAATCTTTTGGAGAAGAAGCAGCTATCAAAGAAGTATCCAAAGATACAAGAAGGTGAAAAGCTACGTTTTACATATTTGAAGCTACCAAACATAGTAAACGAAACTGTCATCTCATATCCGGGTCGTCTTCCTCAAGAATTCGATCTACATAGATTCGTAGACTATGATATGCAGTTTGAAAAAGCATTCATTGAACCGATCAAGATCATTCTCGATTGCGTTGGATGGAAGACAGAAGAGGCTTCAGACTTGACATCTTTCTTTAGTTGATATAAAATACAATATATTTGAAGGAGTTTTGAATGAATAACATTTTTTCCGATCTAATCAAAGAAGCTGGTAATGAATATGCTGCTCTCGTTGATGATGGCATTGAAGCTGGCGACGTTACTGGATATATCGGCACTGGTTCATATGCACTAAATGCTCTATTGTCTGGTTCAATTTATGGCGGATTGCCTGACAACAAGATCACAGCACTTGCTGGTGAACCTGCTACGGGAAAGACATTCTATACGTTGAATGTGGTCAAGCAGTTTCTCATCGATAATCCAAACGGCGGAGTGATGTATTTTGAGTCTGAGTCCGCCTTGACGAAGCAGATGTTCATTGATCGTGATATCGATGCTCGTCGTGTTCATATCATTCCAGTTACGACGATTCAAGAATTCCGCACACAATGCGTGAAGATTCTTGACAAGTATATGGAGACTCCAGCAGCTGATCGTCCTCCGATGATCATGGTTCTTGACTCTCTTGGCAATCTTTCGACCGAGAAAGAAATTGCCGATATCACCGAGGGTAAAGACACGCGAGACATGACGAGAGCACAGCTTATTCGTGGTGCATTTCGTGTCATTACGTTGAAGCTTGGTAAAGCCAAGGTAGCTTTGCTTGTAACCAATCATACATATGATGTTGTTGGCTCATATGTGCCAACCAAGAAGATGGGCGGCGGTTCGGGTCTTGAATATGCGGCATCCACGATTGTCTTTCTTTCAAAGAAGAAGGAAAAGGTGGACAACGAGGTTGTTGGTAACATCGTCAAGTGCAAGCTACAAAAGAGCCGTTTGACGATTGCAGACAAGATTGTCGAGACACTTCTTCGCTATGAGACTGGCGTTGACAAGTATTATGGTCTGTTGGATCTCGCGCTGAAGTTCGGCATTATCAAGAAGGTATCTACTCGTCTTGAGTTGCCAAATGGAACCAAGTTGTTTGAAAAGAATATTCTAGAGAATCCAGAGAAGTATTTCACGCAAGAGATCCTTGATCAAATCAACGAACATTGCGCGAATGAATTTTTGTATGGCAAGACAAAGGTGGCGGAAGATGGTGACGAAAGCGATCAGTAAGTTATTCAAGAAGACTATGGTCATCGACAAGGATTTTGATATTGATCCTGACCATAATAATAAAAACGACGGTAGGATGGTGGCTCTAAAGATTCTTACCGGAAAATACAAGGGCGTGTCATTCAGATTTGGAAAAGTTAGCGTAGCTGACAAGGAAAATGCAGATGGCACATATACAATTGACTTCGACTATGATATAATAACTCCAGGTAAACATGATCCGAATAAACTTCGGGACAATCAAAAATTCACGGATACACTTGGTGCAATCCTGAATGCGATCATAATCGCTGGTATAGAAAGAGAGGCGAAAGAGCATGAAGAGACTGGAGACAACCATATTGAAGAACCTGACACAAAACGAAGAGTACGCAAGAAAGGTTCTACCGTTTCTAAGTGATTCATACTTCACCGATAGATCGGAGAAGCTTGTATTCCAGCATGTAAAAGAATTCATTCTGCAATACAATGCTCTTCCGACTCTAGAGGCTCTTCATATCAACATCAATAATCTTTCAAATTTGAAAGAGGAAGAACTCAAGTCTGCAATCAATGTAATTGGCACCATTGAAGATATCAAGGAAGAGAAGAGTGAACAGCAGTGGTTGGTTGACAAGACCGAGAAATTTTGTCAAGAGAAAGCCATCTATAATGCTGTTCTTGAATCGATTGGTATTCTTGATCAAAATTCCAAGTCTACAAAAGACAAAGGTGCCATTCCTCAAATTCTTTCTGATGCACTTGCAGTCAGCTTCGATAGTCATGTCGGCCATGATTATTTGAATGACTCAGATGCACGATATGACTTCTATCACAAGACGGAAAAGAAGATTCCTTTTGATCTTGATTTCATGAACAAGATCACGAAGGGCGGTCTACCAGCAAAGACTCTAAACATCTTTCTTGCTGGTACTGGTGTTGGTAAATCATTGTTCATGTGCCATGTCGCATCAGCGTGTCTGGTTCAGGGATACAACGTTCTATATGTCACCATGGAAATGGCTGAAGAGAAGATTGCAGAACGTATCGATGCAAATCTACTTAACGTAACTCTTGATGACCTATCCTCTCTACCAAAAGATGTCTATGACAAGAAGGTCGAGAAGGTTCGTCGCAGTACAGTTGGCAAGTTGATCATCAAGGAATATCCAACTGCTCTTGCTTCCACCACTCATTTCAGAACATTGTTGAATGAGT